GTAGCAATTGTTACATCAATGTTGTCATCAGCAACAGCCATTACAGGCTGATAAGCTGCAGGGTTCTGTGCGACTACTGCTGCTGCAGATGTAGCATCGAAACCATCAACAAATACGTCAGCATCAACCATACCTAAGTCTACTGTAAAAGTAGAGCCATCGGTAGCAGTATCAACTTCAATACCTGCGTTAAGGACCATAGTACCTTTAGGTACAGCAATTACAGGAATGACATCGGAAGCTGCAAGTGCAGAACCTTTATCAGACAAAGCTGTAGCCCAGTTCAAAGTAGTTTGGACCATGTAAGGATTGCGACCACGCTGCGTGTTGCCACGTGCGGAAGCAAGAGTATTATCACCGAGTGCCATGTTTCAATCCCTCCTTATGCCAAGTGATACTTAGCGTTCACAAGAGCTTCTGGACGAAGAATCTTGCGACCATATAGATGCATACCCCGAACAATGTCAGCGAATGAATCTGGGTCACGGTATGTTTCAGTCTTGTTGATCTGCTCTGCAGTTGCAACGGCTGAATCGTGACCAGCAACAATCATACCATAGTTAGTAGATGAGTTTGTTCCTGTGAAAGAAGGACCAGTACCTACTGATGGCAAGTTGTTTGATTGATAAACACGGAAACCATGAATGTTTGTTCCGATTTGACCGTTCTGTAGTCCAGAACCACCAAAGTCAGCGTTAAACAAACGTGAGTCTTCGTCTTTCAGCAACTCCATAAATACTGGATCTACTACCAACCAACGACCTTGAGTATCCACATTTTGTTGATCCAACAAACGTGACATACGTGCAATAACAGTCAGTGGGAAAGTATCGCCAGCAGCAGGAGTAGTGTCAGTTGCACCACCAGCACGTGCTTGAAGAGCAAGTGCATCACCAGCAGAACCACCGAAGTCATTAGCATCAATTTTCATTGAAGACAACAACTCGTCTGAACCTGCAGTAGATACTGCTTTAGAGCCATTTACAGTTGTGTTAACTGTATCTGGTGTACCGTGGATTGCTGATTGTTTAAAGCCAGTAAGATAGCCAAGAACGTCTTGGTCAAACTGATCTGACAAACGATATGCTGCACGGTCAGATGCTAGGCTTTGGAAATTGACGTGGCTGTGAGCCTCTTCAATATCGTCTACCTTGAAAGCAAAATAGTTTGCTTTGTCAATTGTCAATGAAAAATCTTCATCGTCAAGATCTTGTGGTGTAATAGTTGTACCACGCTCATATGCTTTAACGGTGATCTCAGGTTCTTTAATAATTTTTACTGAGTCGCCCATCGCAGCAATTTCTCCGAAATAATCAGAGTTAGTAATTGCTTCACAGATAGATGCTTTGCGGAATGCAAGTTGCACCTGTTTGCTGTAAATAACTGGAGAGAAATTACCATTAGGTAAATTGCCGTGTCCAGCAGCGGATGAAAATGCCATTTTAATTCTCCTTTAGCATTATATCACAGATGCAAACCTTCAAGTTACTATACAGAGGCTAACTCTACTAGGGTGCGTTATTATAAGCATTGGCCTATGCTTAGTCAAACGGGCCATAAGATATTAGGTATGTCCGAAAGCTAATTGTGTTTGCTAGAGGTTAGTTGATTGTTAGTGTGGGTAACTGTAATAGGGCCACACTAACAGGATTGTACATATAGTTATATCATAAATATATTATATGTCAATAGGTTTATCTGGCAGAACCAGACATATCGTAAATAAATTTACCTGTACGAATAGATTCCATAATTTGATCAGACATTTTTTCGTACTGCTGTGGTGACATCTTAGACACCTGAGACTCTTTAAATGTTGTATTGGAATCATACTCTTCAGGTTGACTACGACTATTACGACTGTTTACTGAACGTGCAGCATCTTTTGTGCTTGCAGGTTTTTTTGTTTTAATGTTACGATCTACTTTGTATAGATCAATAGCACGACTAGCTGAACGGGCATCTGTATCGTTTTCATACAATGCATCTTGTACCCATTTAGGCTGTTCTTCTGCCCATTCGTGGAAGTCATCACTATCACGAATTTCACCAAAGTCAGGATGTGCCTTCATTAATTCTGCTTCTGCTTTTTCACGTGAAGCAGTGGCCCTCATCTCATCAATTTCTTTTACACGATCTTCTAATCCAGCAGCTTGCTCACGTGCTTTTTTAATTGCAATTGTTTCTACAATAGCCGCTACATCTGGATACTGTGTAGCCCAAGCCTCAATGTCTTCATCAGACTTAGGTAATTTAATTTCTTTTTGGGTTACTTCTTTTAGTTGACTTTCAAGCTGTTTAAACTTTTCTTCCCAAGACTTTTCTTTATCTTGCATGTGTCTACGAAGATCGCCGTAACGTTTTTTAAAACTTCGTTCTTCTGCACTAGAAGGTTCTACCTCTTTAGTGGTATCTTCAGATTCACCCTTTTGTTCTGCAATAAGTTGTTCTAACTCTTCTTCTTCTTTTTTACGTTTGTCTTCATTATTGTATTTACGATTGGCAAATGCAACTTTCTTTTCTGTTTGCATTTCTCCTGCCATAATATCATCAGCCATTGTATTTCCTTAAACTGGGGCCACCGTAGCCATGTTGGATGGGGGATGAGTAGCCAGCGTATCTAGGTATTTATCGTGTTCCTAGTCCACGTCTTTTAACACTTGCTGTAGGTTTTCTTTTACCACCCAAATCAGCAAGAGCCATATCAGAACCTAGTATCTTACCAAGTACTAACCCTTGTTGTGTCCCACGCATGGAACGAACTAAGTCTTTTTCATCTTCTGAAAGTTTGTTATAGCGCATACCTACTTGAGATAGATATTCTCCATATGTGCTTTGTCTGTCCATTATACGTCCTCTTTTATAAAAAGTCCAACAAAAAATGTTTGTGCAGCACGATAATAATATCTTGATGCAATTTTTATATTAAATGGACGTTTGCCGTTTGCCCACTCAATGCATTCTTTAAATTCTTTGTATACAGTTTCGGCTGTTCCATTTGTAATATGCTTGCGCCCTAAATGTCTGTAACCCCTACGCATAGTTTCTCCCCACCACTTATCGTGTAGTGTTTTCTTACACCATTCCATAGCGTTTTGTTTGTCCGACCATTTAAAAGAACCGTTAGCTACCGCATGAGTTGCAATTACACAACCACCACCACTACTTGATAATGAGTTTCCTCCACTACTAGAAGATGAAGAAGAAGATTTTTTAGTACCTTCATTAGAACGAGCACTATCACGTTCAGACACAAGATCATTTAGTTCTTCTGTCCATTCACCATCTGATGCATCTAAAGCAGCATTAATGTCAGCTTGAATTTGTGTTTCAGTACGACCAGATGATGCAACATTAGTGTCTTTATCTGTATCAGATGTTTTAGTAGTAGTTGTAGTAGGTTTAGCTTTAGGCCGTAAAGAGGTATCAGGTGCAGCACTTTTTGTGGGAACAGGATCAAATGCTGCATCTATGTCTCTGCCTTTTGAAGTAGAAACAATACCACGTCCTTCTTCACCCATAGGCATTGTAGCATAAGAAGGTGATTCAGAAACAGGTGTAGTATCTGGTATTGGGCTAACTGCTGAAGGTGCTTCTGGAGTTAATGGTGGAAATTTACCAACCCCTGTAGGGTCCATAGAAGGATCAGGTTTAGGTAGTGTAGCCGTAAAAGTTTCAGGTTCAGTCATTTGAGGTGCACTAGGTGCTTCTACCTGTGCCTGTGTAGTAACAATTTGCGGCGGTGAATAAAACTCTGGTTGCCCACCTACTGTACCTTGTAAATATGGTGCTACACTTTGCTGTACATCTTGACCTGATTCATATCCAAATCTAGGGCTAGGTGTAGTAACTTGACTAACACCTGTTGTTATAGGGGCAGGTTCTGGTTGTGATAACACAGGAACAATAGCAGGATCTTCTGGTAAAACAGGTGGAACATCCACTCCTGCAGCTTCCAATAAACGAGGATCTGCCACACTAGGTGGAGGTGTATCTGGGTATGTAGGTTCAGGTGTAGGTGTAGGTTCTAGGCTTACACTAGGTGGTGGTGTGTCTGGAAATGTTATTTCGGGTGTAGGCGTAGCAATTACACTAGGTGGTGGTGTGTCTGGAAATGTAGGTTCAGGCGTAGCAATTACACTAGGTGGTGGTGTATCTGGAAATGTAGGTTCAGGTGTGGCAACTACACTAGGTGGTGGTGTATCTGGAAATGTAGGTTCAGGTGTAGGGATTAATTTATCTACTAATGGCTCACCAAAGCCACCATCTGGGCTTGTAGTAGGTTCAGGTGTAGGGTCGGCTATAGGAACAGGTGTAGGTCTTACAGGTGGTGCTTGATTAGCAATAGTATCTTCTATTGCCGTAATTTTATTCATTGTTTCAGTTGCAGTTTCTGCTTGTTGTTCTGACATACCAAATAAATCAGCAACACTAGAAGTTAAAGAATCTAAAGCAGAACCTAAACCTGTAGTTTTTTCTGTCAGATCTTTTTTTATAGCTTCTAATGCTGCTACTTGACCTGCCATATCTGTTTTTCTAGCTTGGGCAATCTTACTATCTATTTGTCTTAGTATTTGTTTTTTCTCTCTAGCTGTCATTGCAGCCACAGGCAAACCTAAACCAAACATAGAAGCTACACCAGTTACAAGTGTAGATGTTCCATTTGTAAATTTACTAGCTTCATCAATCCACATCTGTAGATTTTTACCGTCTTTACCAGATGTGTCCATGTCCCAACTACCAGCTTTTTGAAACGCACTTTGTGGTATTGGTGCAGGTCCATCATCATCTTTATCATTACCAGTAGCTTTGTTAATAGCAGTAGATACTTCTTCTGCAACTGTTTCTGCTTGAGATTCAGGGCTTGTAGGATCTGTAGTATCTGTTGATGCATCGTATAAAGTATAACCAGAAGGAATTGGATATATAGGATTGCCCCCTACAAAAGGAATTAAAAGAGTAGCGCCTTGAGCATTTCTATATTGTTTAAACTCTACAAAACCTCTACCCATTAATTGTTTAAAGTTTATTTGTTTTCTTTCGGGTCTTTGTATTTCAGGTGTAAGTCTACGAGGTGCAGCAGTTTGAACTACACCACCTTCAGCCATATCTTTAGGTGCTTCACCTGCAAGAATAACAAGATCAGGCGCATCCATAGGCATATCATCAGGTAAAGTAGCTTCATCACTATTACCCATTTGACCCATATCTTCCATACGTTTCAATCCTACTTTTGCTTTTTGTCGTAGTTGCATAAGTTTATCTAAGCCAATATATCTAACTACATCTTCAGGAAAAACAAACTCTCCCTCACTTACCATAGCAGGTATATCATCACGAACACCTTTACGTGTTCCACCAACTGGAACTTTATTACCAGATTCTTTATCTACCATGCCGCCCTCATCTTTAAGACCGCCATTTTCAAAAAGTTCCATTTGTTGTTCTAGCATTGGGGTTCCACCTTGGTTAAAATTTAAACTATCACTGCGTTTACGTGCAGCTTGCTCTGCCTCTTCTTTACTTTTATGTACACTAGTAGGCTCAATAAGACCTGCTTCTAGCATAAGTATTAGTGTGTCATCATCGTATCTATTGCCCTCATGTATACTAGGAATGTTTATCCATTGACCTTTATATTTAAAGGTAGTAGATTTTTCAGATACCATTTCACCTTCAGAAGTTTCGTATACATCTCTTCCTGCTTGTGTTTTTTTATTTGTTTTTGTACCTACCTTATCAGTCATTTTTTAATACTTCATCTCGTAATAGTTTTAGTCTACGTAGTTGATATATAGCACCCTGTGCTCTATACATAACCTTATCATTGTCTGTTTGTTCCATAGAACGATGTTGTTGTGCTATTAGTTCGTCTATATAATTACTGAACTGTTCCCACTGCTGGTGGTTGTTGACCAGCCCCTTGAGCTTGTTGAGGTGCTCCTTGTTCATTTCCACTGAATCCTTGTTCTTGAGGGGTAGGTGCTTGACCAGTACCTATTGTACCGCCACCTGCACCTGTTGGATCTGCTGGATTAGCACCTGCTGGTGCTGGCTGTTCTTGCTGAAAGCCTTTCATTAACTCTGCTTGAATAGCAGCTTCATCCATATTATTAGTTACTTTGTCTGGGTCTAACTCTAGCGACTTTGCAATCTCACGAATAATATACTGGAACTTAGCAAAAGGCGCAAGTGCAGGACTAGAAGATATTTGCATAAACTGCATAAGACGTTGACTACGTACTTCATTAGCCATAAGACTTTCAGTACCACGTGCTTTAACTTCTAAGTCACCTTTGATTGTTGGATCAAAGTCAAACTGCATATTAAATCTAAACAGCCCCTCACCAAGAGGACGTAGTAAATAGTCATCTACATTCTTAATAACATTTTTGATGCCACCCTGCGCAGCACCCATAAGCATACTAATACCAGAAGCAGTACGGCCTACACCAGAAACACCTGTCTGTCCATGTGCAAAGGATGGGAAACCTGTAGACTCATCTGCCAGTACTCGTGCCTTATCAAATAGCTGTAAGTTTTCTGCAGCAACATTAGGAAACTTAGTGCCAAAGATAGCTTGGCCCGGTGCTCCACCCTGTCTCCTAAATACTTTGCCGGGGTATACTGACAAGTCTTGGCCCGGTACTAAGTTAGTTTCATCTACTTCAATTAAAAGATTACCAGATAATACAGCATTGTCAACTGCCATTCGCATAAACCCATTCATAAG